AATAATAGCTAAAACAAAAATATAAAAGATTTTAACCCATAATTTTGATTTTTGCCATTTTTTAAATATACCAAGGCAATTAACTATGATGGCTACAACTAAAAGGGCAAATAGTTTCATAAGAAAAGAGGAGTTCATAAACTTAGGTGAATTCATTATAATATATAAAAATATTTTAATTCATAAAAATGTTAGTAGAGGTGTCAGATTTATTATGAAAAATATTATTTTTTTCGCACCATTGGATACATTTATTAATATTATTTTTTTTAAATGTTTCTAGTTTTTCATTTTTATTTTTACAATGAATCAAGTTCAATGTAGACGAAATATTTTCGATTTGTTGTTGTCCAAAAATAGCATTATATTCTTCTATTTTATTAATAAAAAACAAATCCAGTGGGAAATCAAACAACGAAGAAATATATTCAATGGATTCTAATTTGGGATATTGATTAATTAAATTAAACAACAAATTTTCCGAAACTCCCTTAAAATTTTTACAAACGATATATTTTTCTGAATTAGCTAATCTACTGGTGTTGGGTTTAACAATATAAACTTGTTTGTAAACAGAGGTCAACAAATATAAAATATCTAAAGTTGTCTTTGAGAAAATATCAAATATTTTTAATATAAAATGACCACCTTTTTTCTGCATCATTAAAGCAAAACTGACTTGAGCAAATAATAGTTTAGTTGCTAATATTTCTTGTTGATTAAAATCTACTGAAAAATCAAATCCACCATCCGCGGTTATAACATCCATAGAATTGTTATATTTATCGTAACAATATTTTAAATTTTCAATTTTTAATAAATCGCCTGTTCCTGTAGCTCCATATTCAATGGATACATTTTTATGTTTATTTAAAAAATTGTCAGATTTTTTCCAACCAGGAACATTTGGGTCTTCATTAATTAAAGTCATACCTTTATGAGTATCATTTTCATTGTTTCTCATATATGTGGTAGCTTCTATAAATCCACCAGGACCTTCAGCCAAATGAAAGGTATTAATATTTGTGTCTTTAAAATGTTCAAATATATTCAATAAGTTAGAAATTTCAATCATTTTATAAAAAGATCTAGATAAAGGTTTTAATTTGCTAATAGAATTTTTGTTACCAGGAATAATAGTATGAATAAATTCATATGGGTTAGTATATTTTTTAATAAAGTCCCAATTATCATTATTTTCATCGATTTGTTTTTTTACATTATTTAAATAACTATTTAATGTTGCACTAATAGATAAAGTATTATTATTATTAAATGTAATATTAATATTATGAATAGTGTTATTGATTTCAGGTAATAAAAAATAACTCATAGATAGATATATTATAATTGAATATTTAGGTTGTTTTATAATATAAATTTAATTATTTACTGTTAGAGGTTTCTTGTAGTTTTAATTTTTTCTTTAGTTTTTTTGCAGGTTTAGGTTTATCAGCAAATTCTTGTTCCTTAGAAGCTTTTTGTGCTTCTAATGATTCTAAATTTTCCATTTCTTCTTGTAACTTGGAGCTACCAACTAAACCATTATATACGCTTGTAATATCAACATTTCTAATTTTTTTATAAATAAAGTAATTATTGTAGAATGATATTTGTTTTTCTTTGGGAGTCATTTTAAAAGCATCACCATATTTATTGTTATTTTTGGGATATCTTTTAATTTCTTGTTCCATTAATCCATATAATTGTTGGAAAGAACCAACACTTTCAGGAATACCAATTTCTTTACATTCGTCTTTGGTAAGGAGTGCAAAACCATAATTTTCCATGAGTCTATTTAAATAATCAAAATTAACCAAATATTCTCTTATAGGTTGGTTAATAGTTTCTTGAAATACATCAATAGAATAATCTAGAGAAGTTTCATTTGGTTCAAAAGAAGATTTATCATATCCTTTAGTAATTTGTAAAAGTTTAGATTTACCTTCCATAATAGATATACTTTCTCCCTGTTTTACGCCTCTAAGTGCATTAAATATAACAGTTCCATCATAACATCCCCCTACAAAGTATCCACCGACTTTGGTGCATTCACTGACATTTCTTAGGAAATTATTAAGAGTTTTTTTATTTTCAAAGAAGTAGTGAATTGCAAATTGACAAGAACTAATATTAAAACCATCTGCACCTTTTCCATATTGTTTATAAACCCCTAATCCTAATTTATCTTTTTCTTTGGGTCCTTCCCCAAATATAGCACGGGTAATTTGTTTCGCTTGTTCCGTATATTGAGCTTCTCCATCTTTAATATTTAATCCACTATTACCTTGTATAAATAAGCAGGCAGGCATAACTCTGAATTTTTTACGATAATTCAAATATCTAGCACATGCGCCTCTAATACGATTTTCAATGTTATCTTTACTAATATCAATACCGAATACAAATGATAATTTTGCGGCAATCCATTTTGGGAAGTCACCACCCATACCAACTGCATAATCAATAAGAGTATTACCTTTTTGGGAAATAGATGTAATTAATAATTTTTTAACAAATAAATTATGAAAATCTCTCAATCCTTCTGTTTTACTGGTGCCTGAGATTTTATTATAATAGACATCATCATCACCTAATTCATCAGGAATATTTTCACCCGTAGAAATCATTTCTTCGGTAATAGGATTATGGATAGAATGCCAATTACTATCAGCGACATGGTAAGCATTACCATACATAGGAAATCCTTTTCTATATTCTTCAGTTTTATCATATCTAACTCTGAGTGGAACCCATCTCCATTTGGTTTCTTTAGAGAAATCATATTTAAATTCAACAATCATTCCGTCAGTAAATACTTCATCATCTTCTTCAGTCATTAAAACATTATTGTCTTGTTTATCTTTTTGCAACATTACATTACAAATTCCAGCATTTACATCAGACGGGTCAGAAGGAAAGAATTGAAGTGGTTTATATGTATCTTCATTATCAATATCAGATGCATTAGGAAGTTTATCTTGTATAACATCTCCACAAGGGTTAACATAACCATGTTTTCTCTCATCAAATCCGACTCTTAAAATTAAGGTTTTATATTGAGATAATTGTTCATATGCTTTGGTATTAGTGCCTTCTTGGAAAATATTTCCAATAAAATCATCACCATTAACATCTTTTTTGGTGGTAACTAAGAAATCAATGGTATTATATTCAGGTGGTTTCCATTTAAAAGAATGTTCCCAAGTAACTTTTCTAATGGGAGATGATTCTCCTTCTGTAGATCCTCCAACCCCAAAAGTAGCTGGAGTAAATATTAGACCATCAATATTATATTCAAAAGTATTTTTTTGGGCTAAAATAGTCTCACAACATTGGAAAATGGATTGATTAATATTTTCTGCTTTGAATTTTTTATTTTCAATACGGATAGGAGAAAGACCACCATTTACAATCGAAACAGGATTAAGTTGCTCAATGACATTGACTAATACAGGGAGTCTATATTTATTTAAAACAACATCAGTTTCATCTTCTAAAGGGATAAATGCATTGCTTCTAATATTTTTTTTATTCATAATATAGATATCAAACGCGGCATATAGGTTTATGAATTCACCTTTTTTATTATGTAAGATGTGTTCACCATCTAAAATGGTTTCTTTTAAATCCACATTTTTAGTAATAGCACCAGTAAATTGAACATTCATATTTGTATCAATAAGATATATTTTGCCATCTCTAGCAATAAATAGTAATTTACGAATACCATCGGCTTTATCAGTAACAGTATAATTTTTACGAATATTGGGAATATTTGCATCTTCATTGATAGGAGCAATATGTCTAACTTGTAAGGTAGTAGAACCAGGACCAGGAAAGAATTGTGGCAACATTCTCATTTTTTCATTATAATCCTTACCGTTAATAGTTTTTAAATATTCAGTACCAATATTTTGAATATCAGTATAAGAGATAGGATAATTTGTATTTTGAAGTCCAGAAAGCACATATTTAATAGTTTTTCGAAGAACTGTAGATAAAGACTTGTTATTAGGATATTCAGTAGCAGCTCCTACTTTGCCATTTAATACTTCTAATTCAATTTCATATTTTTCAGGATTATTGAATACATTGGAAGTTTCAATAGCATATTCAGGTTTCAGACGGATTCGTTTTCTTCCTTTAAATTCATACTCTTCTGTATTACTTTCTTTTACAATACTCATATCAATACGGATAGGTAAAGAGGAATGAATAAAGAAAATACGATTAATATATCTAAATGTTTTTTTATTATTTGACCAATCATTTATTATATTTTGTGCAAAACTGGAATGTTGTTTTATAGATTTTTCTTTTTGGAGAGAAGCTCTTAAATTAAAATCATCAATATCCACAGGGCGAATATTTTCATTTTTATCATTTTTATAAAAAGATTTTTGCGTGAATTGAGGAGAAATTTTGTCTGTTAAGTTATTAGAGTTACAATAGGATTGAATATTATGCAATCCATTAATTTCAACGCGGACATTGGATTCTTTGGTTTGGCCAGTTGTTTTATCAACAAATTCAGAAGTCATTTTTAAAGAATAATTATCATAAAAAGCATCAAATCCTAATGATTTAAGTTTTCTAATAACATTATTAAATTCAATAAGCGTGATAGACTTGAGTCGCTTCGTTCCGAAACGAATTTCTAATTCAGGATCACCATCTTGTCTTCCCGCAGCATCTTGTAACTGTTCTAAATATTTTTGTAAAATATTATCAAATTGCTGTTGTGAATTTAATTCTGACATGTATATATAATTTAACATATTATTTTAAATTATAATCAATTTTATATTAAATTATAAGATATTAAGAATTTTTTCATACATTTGAGGTTTTGTCAATTTACTAGACTCAATATTTAATTTTTTGCAAATAGATTTGAGTTCATCTGATTTATAACTAGAAACGGCTTTTAATGGTTTATCTAAATTTTCCATTTTCCAAAAATGCTGTTTGTAATAATTAATTTTATCCATATTTATATTTTGTTTTAAACCAAATTTTTGTTCATTTTTTTCAATCACATAAAATTCTTTGTTTTCGTCTATTATAATTTCATAATATTTTTGGTTATCAATATAAAAAACATTAATTTGAAATAAATGACATAAAGCTTTAATAGAATTCATTGAAATTTGTTTTTTATTAGCTAATTCATCTTCAACATTGTTTCTACTAATTTTAATTCTTTTAAATATATCTTTATGATTTCGGAATTTTTCAATCCATTCATATTTAATTTCTTTTTCTTTGGTAAAATAATTGGGTATAATATCATATTCATGTATATTAAATAATATAATATAAAAACACCAAAATAATTGATCAAATTGAGATGGATAAAAAATATTATTTGCAATTATAGGTGGCTTATTTTTAATTATAGGTATTATTTCTTGCTTATTAATATAATAAGCAGGAAATTTACTAATATTTTTATTTGATAACATATATGGTGATAAATCATTTATAAAATTAAGATTCTGCATTAGAATGTATTATCATATTGTCTTTATTATCTTTAAAAAATATATTTGACAACAAGTCCTTTTGAATTTCAATTTCAGTTAATTGTTTTTCTTGAGTTTTTACATAATCTAAATATTTATCTAATTCTTTAATTACATTTTCACTAATATTGGTTAAATTTATAAATACACCATTATTATTTTCATTCAAAGTACAAGATTCATCCTTATTCAATATTTTTAATATTTCAATTTGATGAAATTTATCTAAAGCCTCTATTTTTTCTTTTAACTTATTCAAATCAGTCATTATATAATCTTTATTTATCTTTTTAAATAATTTATGTAATAATTAATTTAGGTTTTTTTTTGGTTACTCCTTTTTTATATTTATCTGCCTTTGGTTCTATTATCTCTCCAATAACACTAACTTTATCGTCATTTAACTCAAATCTTTGTCCGATGACTTTAATTGTAATTTCTTCGCTTTCTTTAACAGAACTAAAGTATGTATTATTATAATGATGGTCACGACTTAAATAAGCTACTATAGGGGAAGGACTATCAGTAATTTCAGCTCTAATACCAGCTTGAGTCAAATTTTTAACAATACATTTTATTTTTTGACCTTCAACTGGGCAACATACTAAACATTCAAAAACAACTTCAAAAATAATTTCATTTGCTTGAACTAATCCACTAGAATAAGAAGTAATTTTAGTGGAATTAGGTTTAATAAAACCTTCCACGCTACATTTTCCTTCAATATCTTTTTTAATATGATTTTCAAGTAATTGTTTTAAATTTTGTCCTACAAATTGGAATGGTACATGAACTTTTCTTGTTAATAAATTATTGGAATAAACTCCAACTTCTTTATTTTTTCGTGCAGGTTCCTTTTTAGCAGCTTCCATATCTATTATAATATAATAATATATCTTTAATTATAATTCAATTTTAATTTTAATTTAAAAAGAGGCCTTTTCAATATTATTAATTATTGCTTCTTGAGGAGTTAAAAACCATATTTTATTATTTTTTTTAATTTTATTAAAATATCTCAACACTAATTCTTGGATAACGCAAAATTCTTTTTTATTTCTGCCTTTTGTATTTGCGGATGTATATTTATTTTGTTGTAGTATATCATTTAATAATTTTATTGTATCTGATTTTCCTGCTTGGTCGCATCTAGCACCTTTACTTCTTTTATCCTCCATATTTTTGACTTTAAATATATTAAATTCATTTTTAAAATCGCCAATAAATCCGACATATTGGTTTATATTATTTATTTTAATAATTTTTTCCTTAATTTGTGTTGCCAAGTCCACATAATCTTCTTGTTCTCCTTTAATCCATTCTTTTTGAGATTTAACTAATAAATGTTGTTTGTTATCTTTGGGTACAATGATACCTTCTATATCTTTATTTATTAATATTTGTGTATTGATATATTTTTTTATTAACAGGTCAAATCCAGATAAAGTATGAGATGGAAAGTATATATAATTCAACAGAGAGAGAAAATCACCAAAAATTAAATTTTCTATTAAAGTAGCAATTATAAATTCTTTATAATCTTCATCGCTAATTGTAAAATTTTCCATTAAATAATTTGTTGATTTCAAGTAGGCTGCAAAAACATACCAATTTTCTTCACCTCTATCTAGTTCTTTGATAGATTTAATTGCAGTTTTATATAAAGATTCCATTTTTCCAACAATTTTATTATCACCTTCTTGTATTTCAATGACATCAGGTTTTATTTTAATATCTTCTTTTTTTATTGGAATAATAATTTCTTGTCTTTTATAATCAATTGGGTTTCTTCTATCAAATACACTAATATTTTCATCATTTAATTCAATCGGTTGGAAAAGATAATATTCACCAATATTAATTAAATGTCCCAATCTATTAAATCTGTCACTAATAAACTCATTTTTTTCATCAATTAATATAGAAAGAGCTGCATTTATTTGTATAAGGGGATAATTTTTAAAAATATTAATTTCACTTATTAAATTTTCTTTTTTATAAAAAAATCTATTTTTGTATAATTCTCTAATTCTTTGAATAATCTTATCTGTATTCATAAATATAAATGCTTCATTATAGGTATCTAATTTGATATCTTCATCATTTAATTCTTTGAATGGTTTGCATTTAAAATTACAACTTTCCATATAATCACATGATACAGTATTAGGTTTATCTCCAATAGGAAAATCAATAACCATTTTATTAGATAATTGTTGCGGGACTACTGTATTCATCATTTCTTCTGTAAAATTGGTTTGATCAATATTTAAAATACAATCTACAGATGATTCTTTTAATATACGGCTAATTTGTCCAATTTGGATTGCTTTTAATTCGGCTAATCTATAAATATATAAATCGGCTGCTTCTTCTTCTGAATCTCTGAAAATTGTTCCATATAAGAATATTTCGACATTTCTTTGTTTAAATGGTAATTGTTTATGACTACATGTCCTTACTGCTCTACCTATGATTTGTTCAATTAAACTTAAATTATACCAAGGTTCTAATATATGAACTTGTCTTAAATTTTTAAAATCAATACCTTCGGATCCAGTCATGGATATAATAACAACTTTTATTTTCTCTCCATTTTTATTATCTTCATCAGTTAAATTTTTTAAATCAAATACTTTATCTGGTGATAAAGCTTTTTCTCCTGTAATCATAGTATAGGTGGCTTTTTTGAAATTTTCAGGATTGGACATTTCTTCTTTTGTTTGGTAAGTGATAGCATCAATAGGATTACGAGGTGGTGTTTTAAATAAATTTGAAGCTTTGGTGCCAAATCTAGTAAAACCAAGTTCTTCTAAAGCCAGTGCAATAGGTATACATCCTCCGTCAATAAATTGACTATAAATAAGTATTATACCATCTGAATTTAATATATTATCAGTAATACTTTTAATTTTATTACTATATAATCCAATATTTTCAGGAGCAAATATACGACCATATGCTAAATTTTTATATTCAAAATTTTTACGAGTAGGTGGATTGGATGTTTCTGTAAATTTCATAATTTTTTTTAACCCATCTGAACCTAATAATATTTTTGCATCTACTTTTGTTTTTTCATCAAACGATTTATTAGGATAAACCATATTTAAAGCTTGTAATGGTTTCTGAAGCATAGTATATCCAAATGCATCCATATTTTCAAAAGAAGGAAGTCCTTGTTTTGTTTTTCCACTTTTTTCTTTTATTTCTTCAATGATATACTCATAAACAGTTTGTTGATAACTTCCTGCTATATTTACGAAAACATCTACATGTTCTAGAGGTTGTAGTATTGTTTTTCCATTTAATTGTTTTCTAGGATAAGGAAGTTCTTTAAAAGTATTTTGAATGGAAAATAAAGAGGGAAATATGCGATAAGGAAATGTATAAGGATTTTCGCCCCTTACAAAGGATACATATCCATTTGCTTTTCGTTTAATTAATTCTTCACCAATTTTAGACCCATCGGGGGCAATTAATAAATTACCTTGTTTATCAAATACATCTTTTACATCTATTTGTGAGCGTCTATCATTTAAATTCATTATATTTAAAAGCCAAATAATTTCTTTATAACTGTTATACATTGGAGTGGCAGACAAAAATAATAATCGTAAGTTATCAACATATTTCACTAATTTAAATAATTCATTTGCCACTCTTTTATCACTTTTTTCATCACTAATTCTTATATTATGAACTTCATCAATAATAATTAATCGATTATTAAAATTTTTTTTTAATTTGGAAATCATAACATTTTTATTATCATCATCAGTGTAGGAAATTTTTAATATATAATTAGCAAATTCAGTGTATCCTAAAAATAAATAGGAATTATTAATGATTCTTCCCACTTGTTTTATAACTTTATCTTTACTTAAACCTTTCATATTCATGGGATTAATTTCTTTTAAATATTTATTACCTGTGCATGCTCTTAAATTCCAAAGACCGTCAACTAATTTTAATTTTCTCTCATCAAACAATTGTAATTTAAAATTATCTTGAACATTTGGAGAGGCAACAACAATAATTCTTTGAGAAATACCTAATTGGTTTAAATAAGTTCTCATTTCTTCCGCTACACTAATAGCACTACAAGTTTTACCCGTTCCTAAACCATGATATAATAACAAACTGTTATATGGAGTTTGAAAACTCAAAAAGTTTTTAACAAAAATTTGATGAGGAACTAAATCAAAATCGGCTTCACATAATTTTTTGGCTTGTTCTTCTATATCATAAATTTTACCATCATATTTATTATCATTAAATTCTTTTTTTTCAGCTATCTTAATATTAAAGTTAGGATCATCTAAAGATGGATACAAGTTATTAAATGTGTCTTCATGTTCAGAAATATCTTTAATATTTAATAGTTCTTTTTGGTTTAAAAAAGTGTTATAGTTAGGATCATCGACTAATAGATTTATTTTTTCAAAATTTTGCTTAAAAACTTGTTCCATATTTTCCACGGTTAATTTATCAGGAACCAACTTTAATTTTCTAGATTTTTTGGGTTTTTCCATAATACTTATATATTATTAATATAATCTATATTTGATTAAAACATTATTTATCTTATTTAAAATATTAATTTTTTCTAAATTATATGGTCTTATTATATTAAGAGCTTCATCATAAGTTACCCACTTCATATCTCCTACTTCTGTTTCTTGATATGAATTAGTAGTTTGTATAGTAGAATCAATATACCCTAAAAAATATTTATGTTTGTAGGATTTCATATTGGACCCAGTAAAAATTTCTTCATATGGAGTTATATTTTGAATTAGTTGGATATTATTCCTTAGAAAGCCTGTTTCCTCTTCAAATTCTCTTAAAGCACAATTCAAGTCTTTCTCTTGATAATTTCTTCTACCCTTTGGAAATCCCCACTCAGTATCTTCCCATTTATATTCACATAAAGTAAGCAATGTTTCTAAATTATATTCTTTTTTACCAGAAATACCATTTTGTAATAATTCATATTTTTCTCTAGAAGTTTTTTCTTCTCCTCTATATTGTATTCCAATTTGGTTTCCCCATAAATAATTCCATAATTCGTTAAAATCAGAATTTTTAATTTTTTCTTTTTCTTCATTTGACATTTCATTAAAAATATTTAATAAATAATTAAAATTATTTACAGGATATTTTCCTCTCATAAATTCTACAAAACCAAGACTATGTTTTCTTTTAATCATTAAATATTCAATATTATTTGTCTTCATTCTAAAAGTGACAATACCTATACTAGTAATAGGATGTTTACAATTTTGGAACATATGTCCATTTTTTCCGCAATTATTACAAAAATTAAATGATTTATTACTCATATTATCGTTATATGTTTATTTAATTATCTTTTTATATTGTTTCATTTTAATGACAGATAAACTATTTGATCCAAATGTTTGGGGTCCCCATTATTGGTTTTTTTTAATGACATTAGCAATAAATTACCCTTTAAAAGCTAATGAAACAACAAAAAAAAAATATTATGATTTTATTTCTAATATTCCGTTATTTATTCCACATCCTCCAATTGGTAATAAGTTTAGTGAATTATTGGATAAATATCCAGTTTCTCCATATTTAGATGGAAAAGATTCATTTTTAAAATGGGTACATTTTATACATAATAAAATTAATTTATCTACAAATAAAGATGAAAAAACATTAACAGAAGCGTTAGATGAATATTATGAATTATATAAACCTAAAGAAATTAGATTAAGAGAGCAAATAAAATATAGAAAAAAGATAATTTTTATAACTATCATAATTAGTCTTTTAGGAGGAGGATATTATTTGTATAAAAAATAATTCTCTATGGAATATAAATGACTTATAAAAAATTTTCAAATACTAGAAAAAATAAAAAAAGAAGCAAATTAGGAGGGGAAGCATTAACATCAGGAGGTTTTGGATGTATTTTTAAACCTGCGTTAAAATGCAAAAACAGTAAGAAAAGAACGAATGGGGTAAGTAAAATGTCGATTGATAAGTATGGGAAGGAGGAAATATCAGAAATATATAAAATAAAGAATAGATTGAAAACAATAAAAAATTATGAAAAATATTTTTTATTAGAAACGGAATTGTGTCAACCAGATAAATTAACGGAAGATGATCTTAAAAATTTTGATGAAAAATGTTATGCTTTAACTAGATTTAATGTCAATTCTAAGAATGTAAATAGCAAATTATCTAATTTAACGATTTTAAATATGCCAGATGCAGGGATGGATTTAAAAGATTGGATTATTTCTGATAAGAAAATAACAAAGGAAAAGATTTTTTTATTAAATGAAGTAATAATTAAATTATTAAAACAAGCAGTTAGACCTATGAATGAAAAAGGAGTGATACATAATGATTTAAAAGATACAAATATAATGATAAATAAACAATTAGAAGCTCGTATAATTGATTGGGGATTATCGGGTGTTGTAAATAATAAAAACATACCTAAAGAAATTTTAAGTAGACCTCTTCAATATAATATTCCATTTTCGTCTATGTTAATTTCGAATGAATTTAAATTAAATTATCAAATATTTTTGCAAAGAGTTAAAGATGGAATTATATTATTTAACAAGACAAATATTAGAAATTATGTTATTAATGAATATTTAATTAAATTAGCAAGATATTATGGATATTATGATGATAATGTAATATTATTTAATATGATTTTCTCTCCATCGATTAGTGAAGAAACATATTTATCAGAGGTAAAGAGAGATGATTTAATAGAATATGGTTATTATTTGTATTATTTATCGAATTACATAACAGATATTTTAATAAAATATACGAACGATAAATATGAATTTGATTTAGACAGTTATTTTTTCGAATGTTATCTTTATAATTCAGATGTATTTGGGTTAATGACTACTTATTATATTTTTTTCCAAGTAAAATTGGATGAAATAAAATTGGCAGAAGATATGAAGAAAATATTTTTAAATAGAGTAAGAAGCATGTTGGTTGAAACTATTTATTCAAATGGAGCAGAAAAATATGACATAAATAAAATTATTTATTATATAAAGGAATTAAATCAATTAATAAATCAAGATAATAAATTTTCCTTTTCAAAAATAAAACATTCTATAAGCAAAACACGAAGATCTCCTGTAGGAGTTGAGGAAATGAAAAGTTTTTCAAACAAATCAAGTAGGAATAGAAGTAGGACTAGATCAAAAAGAAAAAACAAAGATGAAATTGATATTACACAAGTAATAACCCAAGTAACTTAAATAAAATATTTATAAAAAATAACCTTTATAAATATTATATGAAATTGGAATTACTTATTTTAGCAATAACAGGGTTTTTCATGGCAAATACTTATTATGATGGTAATTATATGAAATTTATACAAGGTTCCCAGAAATATTTTAAAATGGCTGGTTTTGCATTTGCAGGGTTAAGTATATATTTATTTTTAAAAAAAAATCCATCTCAATCTCGCACACTTGTTCAACAAGCAGCAAATATTATAAAATCAATGCCATCAGCTAAATCATCTTTAGATGTATTGACTCCTTTTACTGATTTTACGAATCAAACATCTTTTATGCCAGATTCTCAGGAACAACAACAAATTAATAGAATTATGGAATCAGGAAAAAAAGGAACAAAAAGATGTGTTAGTGAAACAAAAAAGAAGTTTGTAGCTGCACAACAAGGATGGATATGTGGCAGTTGTCAAAAGCAATTACCAGCTTGGTTTGAAGTAGATCATAAAATTAGATTAGAACATGGTGGGTCGAATCATGTAGATAATTTAGTAGCTATGTGTAGAGATTGTCATGGAAGAAAAACAGCGATGGAAAATCTTTAATTTATTTCTAACGATTTATTAATGAGTACAATAAAAACCCCAAAACAAGAAAGTATATCAGAACAAATATCAAAAAATACAGGTATAGCAAAACCGATATATAATAATATAGGAACTAATACTTTAGAACAATTTCAATATATATTTTCATTTATATATGAAATTTTAAAGTTTTTTGTAGTTGGTGGAATTAAGACTTTTCCAATGGCTTCAATTTTTAGTTTAGTTTTTATTATATATACAATAATTATTGGATATTTATTTTTAAGAAATCCCTTTGACTGGATAAATGAAACGAATGGAGGAACAGCCATATTTTTATCGTTATTTGGAGGAATTTTAATAATATTGACATTATTTTTTTATACTAAAAGGACAGAATTATTTGAAAATGAAAAAAATATAGGCACTCTTAGTTTTTTTGGAAAAATATTTACTACAATTGGATTAATAGGTTTGATTATATTCATATCATATGTTATATTTAATTTAACTGCTTACTTTAGTGATTGGAGTAAGTATATTTTTTTAATAATTAATTTATTTATTTTTATTGGTATTGTAGCCATATTATTAAAGTTATTTAAATATGATAAAGGTGAACCTGGTGATACAAAACCAAGTTGGGGATCATTAATAAAAAAAATAGTATTTTATTTCCCATGTTTATTATTGGATTTTGTAGAATATATAAAATATGAATATTCAATTACCACTAAACCAATTGTATTATTATTAATGGGTGAAATATTATTAGTAGCATTATATTTTATTTTACCTTGGTTGCTTAATAAACTTATTTCATATAATTCCAAATTATTATTAGGTGATCCTATTAACTTAAATAGTCAAGAAAATTTAGGTGCATTTCAAGATGTAAATTTTATACCTAATATAAATACTGGTAATAAGGAATTTTCTTATAATTATGCTATTTCTGGGTGGTTCTTTTTAGACTCTTTTCCCCCAGAAACTAATTCAAGTTATAGTGAATATACTTCACTTTTGAATGTTGGTGATAAACCAAATATATTATTTAATGTATTAAAAAATAAACTAAAAATAATGTTAAAAACACAAGGCAGAAATGAAAGAATCTTATATGAAACAACAGATTTTAAAATGCAAAGATGGAACCATATTGTAATCAATTATGATGGTTCAAATTTAGATATATTTATTAATAATGAATTAGTATCTTCAAATCCCGGTGTAATACCATATAACCAAAATACAGTTATAACTTCAGGAACAAATGAAGGAATTATGGGAGGAATTTGTAATGTAAGATATTTTAGAGATAGTTTGTCAAGAGGAAAAATTAGTTGGTTGTATAATTCAGTAAAATATTTAAATCCACCAATATTTTAGAAAATTTCTAAATGTATAATATATTAGTATGGATGTTAAAAACATTATAATTGGTGTTGTTGTTATTTTATTGATCATTGTTGTTGTCAGATGGTTAATGGGCGATTCTTCCAAACTGTCTGGTCTTAATGATGCAAAAAAAGTGACTAAAATTGATTCAAGTGATTTAGAACAATCAAATGCTTCTAATTTTGCCTATAGTGTCTGGTTTTATATTGATGATTGGAGTTATCGATATGGAGAACCTAAGATTGTTTTAGGAAGATTAGACGCTGATTTAAAACCTTCTCCATCCATAGTTTTAGGAGCAATTGAAAATAATGTTAAAATTGAAACTACTGTTTATCCTTCTTCTTCTTCTGCTTCTGCTGCTGCTTCTACACATACTTGTAATGTGGCTAATGTTCCTATTCAAAGATGGGTTAATTTAATTGTTAGTTTGTATGGAAGAACATTAGATGTATATATTGATGGAAAATTAGTTAGAACCTGTGTATTACCTGGTGTAGCCAAGATTGCTAATAATGCTCCAATATATATTACTCCTTTAGGAGGATTTTCTGGTTATACTTCCAATGTTCATTATTATGGAGATGCTCTCAATCCTCAACAAGCATATAACATTTATAGAGCTGGATATGGTGGTGGAGGAATTGGTGGATTCCCATATGAAATCCAAGTTTCTTATTTAAAGGATGGTGAAAAACAAGGAAGCATTACTATCTAAATTTCAAATTTAAATTTCATATCTAAATTTCTTATGTATAATATATAGATATGTCAGAATATGGAAATATTTCTTCCGGTGCAGGAGCCTTTGATTCATTTAAAACAGATAAAACAGTTTCAGGTACAAAAGATTTTTTAGAATCTAATAGTTTAGTAGCGAAAATTGCATTTTTATTATTAGTTGTTGTTGTTTTTGTTATTGGTGTTAGATATGCATCTCAATTTTTAGCATGGGTCTTTTCTTTTAATGGTTCTCCATATTTATTTAGCGGTATGGTTGATGCTAAAACTATGCAAGTTATTCCACAAAATCCTAATACTTCTGGTTCTGTTACTTTATTAAGGTCTGATAATCAAAATCAAGGTATTGAATTTACTTACTCTGTTTGGATGTTTATTGATGATTTGGTTTATCAGCAAGGACAATTTAGACATGTGTTCCACAAGGGTAATGATAATATTAATTATACTGATCCTCCTATTGGTATGAATTTCCCTAACAATGCCCCTGGTTTATATATCGCTCCTAATACGAATGCTTTAGTAGTTGTTATGAATACTTTTAATAATATTACTGAAAAACTAGTAATTGATGATATTCCTATTAATAAATGGATTTGTGTGCAAATTAGAGTCGAAAATCATCAACTTGATGTATATATTAATGGTAAATTAGCTAAAAGATTAATTATGAACGGTGTTCCAAGACAAAATTTTGGCGATGTTTATGTGGCTATGAATGGAGGATTTTCAGGATATTTATCAGATTTAAGATATTATAATTACGGTTTAGGAACAGCACAAATTCAAAGAATAGTAGATGCGGGACCTAATATGCAAATGACTGGTTCAAATATGACTGAAAGTAAACCAAGATATTTATCATTGAGATGGTTCTTTGCTGGTAATAGAGATTCTTATAATCCATAACTTTAGTATAATATTTATAATTATAATTATTGATATTATATATATTCATGTCATATCCGTATTCTTATTTATATAACTATATACTTGCTAAGAATCCTATATCAAAATCCTATTCAAGTGAGGGAAATGCTGTTTTATTATTCTCTTCTTCGAATACCATTAAATTTAATTATGATTTAACGAATGTAAATGCCATTTTAATAGGAGGAGGAGGTGGAGGAGGAGGACGAGGAAGTGGTTATGTTTCTTCTGCTGGTCCAGGTGGAGGAGGTGGGGCGGCAGGTATTATTAGCGGAATTGATGCAAATATGCTAGAAAACTATGGTTCTTCTTCTATAACTGGAGAATTTA